CCCTCTACGCCTGTGGGGGGGTAAGAGAGTCATTCCAACGCTCCCAAGCGGCCCCTGTCCGGTAGCAGTCGAGAGTGAACTGTCTGCGTAGATAATCACTGACTTCAGGGATCTTAATGGCCTCCTCGTAATTCAACTCGTATCGGCCGTAACCGCTCCCCGTGTCTTCAACGACAACGGTCACTAACCCGTGCCTCACAAGCGACCGCAGCACACGGTCAGTGTCGGAGTACGAGTCAAGTACCCATCCGGCGTTCCAACTCCATCCTGCCCACGGCGAACCTGCCATCGTTTGTAGGGCGGTGAGTTGGTTAGATCCTAGCGTCATAATTGTGCTCCTGAGTGGTGGTGAATAGTGAACTGCAAGGCTGGTCAGCGGTATGACCCGCTGACCAGTAGGTGGTTGGCTACTTGTTCGCGTAGATCGACCAAGAGGTGGCATTCTCAAAGTACCCCCACTTGCCCTCAGCATTACCCAGCGTTGCCCACTCAAAAGGCCCGTCTTCCCAAGAGATACCCCAGCTACCAAATCCATCTGCTATCTGCTGTTCGGAGTTGATGTAGTAAGCCTCCATGTCCGGCGTAATGAGCTTAACAGAATCAGGGCAGCAGCCTATCTGGTCGGCAAACACTCGCAACGCCCTGTGCATAGCTTTCGTTGCACCTGCTGGCGTCTCGTACTCACTGAGGTCTACGTTCAGTGTGAAGGTGAAACCCTCTGCTCTCAGCGTGACGTTGTTCATGTGATTCTCCTGTGTGGGTAATGAATAGTGAACTAGGGCGTAGGGTGTGACCCCCGCAGCACACGCTCTGCCTCGCCCCGCGCTTCAGTGTGTCGCACCGCCAGAAGTGGCGGCTCACGGCTGACCAAATCGTTCGTGGCCTACTCAGCGTTCTCACGCTGGAATCTTCCCCCGCCTACGCCTGACTGCTGCGGTCCCATTCACTAGGGTTCTGCGGGCATGGTCCGTTCAGGGGAGCAGGTCCTGCTCTTGGCGGAGAGTCACCGCCGTGCGCTCTAGTGTCGCACCCCGTGGTTTCGGTCTCGTTTTTTGGAGGCGGCCAGCCTCTTCCTGAACGACGCTCTGCGCCCGTCCCGAACCGAACCATTCTTTTCTGTCGAGTGGCGGGTCACTCTCTGCTCTCCCCCGCTTGGCCCTCTGTGACGCCGAGGACCTTATAGGACAGATTGTCCTGTCAACAGTCCCTCGTTTTATAGAGCAGCCAGAAGTGCCGATTTTGCCACCTCAGAACCGTTGCGGTTATTGAGCCCTCAGTGTTCTTGTTGGCTGGACGACAAGTGCTCTCAGGCCACCTTCCGCTGCCAATCGGTCGTCAGCCGGTGTCAGCATCGGTGTCAGCCCGGCACCTGCATCGGTCACCTATCAGCCACTCTCCAGCCCCTCAGATTGAGACCCCAATGTTAACCGATCCCCGCTCGTCATTTTCAGTCACGTTCGCTGCGTTGCGATGCTGTCATTTATGGAGTTGCATCATGTGTGTGTGGAATGCTGCTGGCTCTGCTGCTGGGCTGCTGTAAGTCGAGGTCCAATTGTGGCTGGATCTTTTTGGCTCAGTTACTGGGCTGCTGACGGTCACTTTGTCCTGATTTGGCCCAGTTTCAGCTACTCGGCCCATTTTGTGCTGAAGCTAAGTTGTTGTGACACTTGAACTTAGGTCCATGTCCTTCGTATAATATCTATTATGTTAGGTTGCTGATACCGCCTCAACACTACAGCGACAGCGACGACGAGAGGGGGTGACCAGCAAGCGATGGGACCCGGACCCCCCTTTCTTTTTATAGGGTGGTACGTCTACACGCGAGTGGTTTTTGTCCCCCATATTGGTAATATGGTACCAACTGAGGAGGCTACTTGGGTAAGTCCAAGAAAAAAAAAGACTTAGAGTATGAGAAGGTCCCACTGATACCCGGTCCCGGCTCTATCCTGAAAAGAGATGGTTCTTGGCTGGAGCCGCAGCCCCAAGGTGGCTACCTTTTAAGGGAAGGACCTGCTAGTGGTGCCCCACCGGCAGAGCTACGAAGGCGGATGCGCGGTCACATGTCCGAGCAGATGCATGTAGCGATAGCGATACTGGGGTCCGAGGAGGCCTCTAACAGAGACAAACTCGGGGCGCTTGAGTTCTTAGCGAAGTATGGGCTAGGGCAGCGTACTGAAAAGTTCGACCCAGAACTAGTTAAAGCATTAGCACTTTCTGTTCAGGCGGAGGTAGAAGACAAGGACACCTTACGAAGGATAGAGCGACGCTGGGCACAGGTGCTAAAGGAACACGTTGTTGGAACCTAGATAGGAGGTTCAACCGCAATGAGCAACGATCCGTATATGTCGACACGCATACCGTATTCTGCGTGGAACGCTTGGGGAGTAAAGAAGGAGCCGGAAACACTTGAGGATGTGGTTTTGGTATTGAGGGCGCTAATGTCTTGTGGGCTGACGTTTCATGCAGACGACCACAAGGTCGTGACTGAAATGGACAACAATCCTATGCTCGAACGTATATGACGATACTTGATGAATCTTAGAGCAAGAATTGTTTTAACTGTAACTTTTTTGTTGGTATTTTCTTCATGTGCCGTATTTAGTCGTGAATGCTGGTGGGGCGACCAGTATCACTATGAAGAGTGTCCTGATGAAGGCTAGGTACTGGAGCGTATGCCACAACTGTGTCAGGTCTATAGAGATTGGTGACAACCTTCGTACCGACTACGACAACAGAACCGCAAGCTGGAAGGCTGTTCACGATGATTGTGCTAATCTAGAGAGCCTTGAGAGCCTAGAGAGGAAGAGAGAATATGGAAGCTGGGGAGTACATTACGAGATTGAAGAAGTTGAGGGTCCAAGCCGAAGTAAACAGTAAGCACAAGTCTTGGGGGCCATCGGGGCCACGCTGGAAGATCGTGGCAGACTTAGTTGACAAGGTGATTACGTCAGCGGTTCTTAAAAATTTGACAAAGCCCGAGAAGAACAACCAGCCACCCCAGTATTAGTGGACGACTTACTAGGTATTGATGACCTAGAGCGCTGGGCTCACCTAATGGAGCTAGAAAGGGCCGCATCAGAGGTCCTTTCTGGTAGTGAAGTCGACCCCCTGAAGGTTTTGCTGGACCCAAAGCGCACTGCTGCATGGGAGTACGAGCAAAGTAAGACCGACTTGGTCATTCCGGGGCAGTTGCACGCTAAGCAAGCTGCTGCCCTAGGCGATAACTCCCGTTTTAAGTGGCTTTTTTGGGCTAACCAGAGTGGCAAGACCACATTGGGGGCCATAGACACGGTTTTAACGGCCCTAGGTCGCCACCCGCAGCAACTTTGGGAGCCACCTGTACTTGTTTGGGCCTCTGCACTGTCGTGGGACCTCTGGGAGAACATTCTTTTACCTGAATTGCTCACTTGGATACCACCTGACCGTATCATAGACGCCCCGGAGCCACGAATCCGTAGTACAAAGCGGGTGATACAAATACGTGCTGACAACGGACGTATCAGCCGTATCGTGGGCAAGAGTGCGGAGCAGGGTGCTGCGAAATACCAGTCGGCTCGTGTGCACAAGGTATGGATGGATGAAGAGCACCCTGAAAGCGTGTGGGATGAAGTACAGCCCCGGCTGCTACGGTTCGGTGGTCAAGTAATCACGACCGCAACGCCTCTACTGGGTCTCACATGGATGTATCACCGTATCTACGAACCGCACAGCAGGGGCTTATTGCCGGATCACTTCTGTTCACATGCAGGTGTGGCGGACAACCCTGCTATCACCAAGGAAATGGTCGAAGCTATTACCAAGGAGTTCGAGTCAGACCCAGCACAAGCAGAGGCTCGACTACATGGACGCTTCGCTACTCCGTCTGGTATCGCACTGAACTTCAGGCCGAATAAGCACCTAGAGATCTGGACACCTGCGATGCGAGAGGTAACCATAAAACAAGAGTGGCCGCATGTATGTGGTGTCGACTTCGGGTACTGGCGCTTCGCCTTCGTCCACATGGTGATCGACCGTGCCAGCCGTGCACATGTCGTAGGTGAGATCTTCAGTCAAAAAGAAGACCTTAGCGTAAGGGGCAAGAAGCTTCATAGGCACTTGGAGAAATGGGGCGCACCGGCTGGTACCCGTATATGGGGTGACGCCGCGAACCCAACTGATATCGTGGAACTGAACAGGGAACTTGGTCGCATTAGTTCACCGTACCGGGTGCGCCCCGTCCGTGCAGAGAACAAGGCTCGTCAGGCATCCGTTACACTGGTCAATCGTCTCCTACACCGTGGTGCACTGTTGTTTGATCGTAACCTCAACAACCGTTCGGCATGGAAACTGGGACAGAGTGCTGCATCTGACGGTAGGCCACAGGTTGGTTCGCGTCTATTGTACGAGATGTCACAGTGGCGTTACCCGAGACCGAGGGACGGTGAGCCACAGGTACAAGATCCTAGTGACAAATCCGCAGACGGAGCAGACTGCGTCGCTGCACTGCGCTATGCCACGATGAGCCGTTACCGGCACGCCGAGTACAGGACCCCTGAGACCCAGGTCCGTAAGAACGTGGATTACGGGCTCGAAAAGATGGCTGAGCAAGTGAAAGAGGAACTAAAAGATGGCTGAACTAAAAGACCACGAACTAAAGTTACTACTCAACAAGCCCGACGACGTGCAGGAGCAGTTCACTGCCGATATGTCCAGAGCCGAGCGTAGGCGACTGGAGCGCGTTAAGGGAAAAGACGACTCCGAGCGTGCAAGCTATGGCGGCAAGCTCTGCACCCGTTACGACGTAACGCAGATCCTAGGTTTGTATATAGAGAGAAATTTGTTACCAATGGCTCAGCGTCTCGACGCTCTTGAGGTACTTGTATGGAGATCGCAGCAATGGTTCTGGAAGCGGTGGTGGTGGGCCTTCGTCGAATGGCGTGCCGACTTTTCGTCGCAAAAAAGGGAAAGAAATTGAGAATGATGAACCCGGCACAACTTGAAAATTGGCACGCCAGAGCCCGTGCAGTAGCCGCACGGCTATCTAAACTTGGCATCCCTGCTCGTGTAGAAGTCAAATATGAAGGTCCTGACTGCGTTGAGCTACAGTTCACTCCGTCGCCACTAGCTTATATAGCACTAATGGAAGTCCTCGCGGATGACATTGAGCGCAACCTAGCGAATGGTGATGAGGAGCGGGGTATGAATTGATGAAACTACCTTGGGTTGCCCGCTCCGCGTTCGATCTCTTGCTCGACGAGAGAAACCGGCTACGAGGACAGAACGATGAACTACTAGACTCAGTAACACGGGTGCGACGTAAGGAGGCTGGTATGCCTGAAAGCTCAGTACGTCAGCGCGACGTGGTGGAAGATCTACCACCTGAAGTTGTCCGGTATATCATGGGATTTGAGAGCGAAATAATGCAGCATGGTGTAGAAGAGGATGTACGCCGTGCCCGTAAAAATGGTACGCCGTGGTCAGAAATTATCGAAATCCTAAAAAGTGATATGGATGAAACCGAATCTGACTGAGCGGCAACTGGATATCGTTGTTATGGTAGGGAGAGAAGGTATGCCTTGGGCGCAGGTATGCCGTGAGTTAAGTTGCCACCCGTCGACCATACGTGCTCATGTCCGTCGAGTGATGAAAAAAATGGATATCCAGCGCAAACCCAGAGAGGCTATGGTTGTAGCTTATTATGAGCTAATATGGACCCATAAGGTGCCTATCCGTACCATTGTGACGTGGTGAGCCTAGGGGCCTAAAAGCACGCCTTGATGGAAAGTATAGTCTGTAGGTACCCTTCATATCTATGGAGAATCCTACCTCTGGGCCATTTATGGCACCCGGCCTGCCGGGCGCTGACCCCAATCAGGTCGACGCCGTAGGTCATAACTCAGCAGACAGCCAAGCCGTTGAAATAAGAGACTTTCATCAGCGAGGCCTTCGTGCTCGCAAACACCGTGACCTCACGGCAGAGAAGTACTTACTGCATGTGGACGGTGAGGGTGGCGCTCAGTGGTACGACTTGTACTACGGACAACGTCTAAAGATTCCTACATCTTTGTCAGGCGCACCCCGCATACAAAACAACCAGCTTCGGCCAATTGTCGATAACTACGTGTCTCACTTGGCTACACAGCCATATAGGTTTGTAGTTGAGACACGCCAAGACCGCGAGTCTCGTGAGTCAGCGGTCATCGACCAAGCCCTGATCAATCATCAAACAAGGGTGCAACGGTGGAACACGCTATGGGCTGAAGCGAAATACATGGCTGCGTGTACGGGTTTTTGTCCCGTACATGCCGCGTGGCGCGACGATCAGTCTGGAGATCCGTATGAAGCCGTACTTGCGGTCGGCTCTGACGGTATTCCTATGATTGGCCCACAACCCGGCTCTATAGATAGCTGGGTGGGCAATCCCTTTGACCATGTTCTAGACAGCGGGGCGCGACGCGGTAGCATCCACCGTCAAAGTTATGGCAGGGTATTACCGGCAGATATGGTGAGGCAGGCCTTTGGTAGACCTGATCTAGAGGGCAATGATCGGTTACCGAGCGCTGCCACGTTTCAACGTGTGGGACAAAAGTGGACTCAAGCTGCCGGTATGGTCCACGGATCTAGCCTGTTAACATTGGGTCAGGGGCATAACGAGCTTATAGGTCTCATCTATGACGAGATTCTGCCGGGTGTAGATACACGCTATCCCGCCGGTCGGTTGTCTATAATTGCCCTACAGGGTTTGGCGGGCACCACTAGAGAGGAAGCCAGAGGCGGCATCGGTACCCCGCTGTTGCTATGGGACGGCCCCTTACCGGGCAACGCCCTCTCTTCGGTGATGGTATACAGCCACCAGCGTGCCGATGACCCTCTCGGTAAGCCTTTTGTTGGCGATATAGATGATGACCAAGTGCAGTTGAACCAACTAGAGAGCATGGTCAACGAATACCTTCGTCGGGCCTCCAAGCCACCGCTTGCTAGTACAGGGCGGGTAAATGTCGAGACGATTAACTACAAAGGCGATACGGTACTCGAAGTGGAGCCGTTGGCTGGTGGGTCCGTGGAGCTTTCTTATCTAGAGTACCCCGGTAGACACATATCGCTGTTACAAAACAAAATCGCCCGCGTGCTAGACGGTATGTATCGCAAGGGAGGATGGCAGGCTTCCTCTCGTGGCGAAGCCGGTGCAGGTGAGTCAGGTAAGGCGATTATCGCGCTACAACAGGCCGATGACAGCATATTCGGTCCAATGACAGCACAAACCCGTGATGAATTACAGAGGTACGCGGCATTGAACTGGGGGTTATTCAAGCAGTTTGGCGACATACCAATGATCTTGGACGTAGTTGGAGACGAGGTCGCGCATCTGATTGAGCCCTATATAGACCGCACAATGCTATCCAAGAACGCCCCTGTTTTCACATTAGTATCCGGCTTTGGTACAAGCACCGAAGCAAAGGCTCAACAGTTGTTGAACTTGTTTGCCATGACAGACCAAGTGGGCGAGCAGGTACTTACAACACGTGATCTAAAGAAACTGTGGCCCGATCCGTCATTGTTCCGTGAGGTGAATGATCCACAAGACGTGCGTGAGCGCCGTCCTCGTGTCATTAACGCAAGTATCCGTAAGGCCGCTAAGGTTGTGCGGCAAATGTACCCGGAACTGTCCTATGTGATGTCGGACCCAATGATTCAACAATTGGCTCAGATGGTCGTGTTTGAGATGGACGCGATACACCCACTTTTAATGGACGACGACCTAGAGGGTCATATCACTGTACTGTCTACTATTACACAAGACGAGGCAGAGGACCCACTCGTCCGACAAATCGCTATTATGAGGCAGCAGCAGTTTTGGATGTGGTTAGCAAACAAACAACAAGCTGGTGGTCCGCCACAAGAAGGCCAGCAGCAGCAGCAGCAGCAACAAGGAGCGCAGCCGCGTAAATCAGCATTTACGCCATCGACACAGGAAGCGTTTAACCCAGCGCAGCCCGGCACGGTAAACGCACAGTCGATGCAGCAGGCTGACAATGCTTTCACACAACGTACAGCTTAGGAGTCTTATTGTGAGTGACGCAGAAGCCGTAGCCGCCCAAGAGGTCGCTGCGCCAGTAGAGGCGACAAGCACAACAGAGGTACAGCCGACGCCAGAAGTTGAGGTAGAAACTACTCAACCCTTGTCGCGGTCGATGTCGCGTCGTGAACGACGTAACGTGATTGCGGAGAGGATAAAGAATGCCGCACGACCTCGCGCACCAGACGGCAAGTTTGTAAAACAAGAAGCAGTAGATACTATAGAAGAGACTACGGAAGTTGCTGCCGACGAGGTCGCAACTATTGAAGAAGATGTACCTGTTGCTGCCGACGAGGTCGCAACAGTAGAAGCCGACTCAGCCGCCGAAGAATCGGTCGCAGAAGAGTCTGGCCCTAGTGAGGTGACGAAGGCCCCCGAGCCCCAGTCCGTCACGATCCCATTAGACCCAAGTCACCCTCTGTATGCACAGGGTATAAAGGAACTAACAGACGTTCCTGCCCACCTTGAGCGTGCAATGCGTACAATGGCTAACGCCTCTGTGCGTGCAAAAGAGGTCGACCAAGCTCGTGCCGCCCAACAGGCCGCTGAGACCGAGCTTGCGATGACACGGGCTCGAATGGATATGCTACAAAGTGGTACGGTGCCAACAATCGAAACCAGCCCGGAAATTCAAACCCTCCTAGCTGATGTAGAACAGGCCTACCCCGAGCAAGTCGACACTGTGAAGCGAGCCTTTGAGGCCTTGCAGCAACAAACGCTGCAAGTGAAAGAAGCCGAAGTTATGGCTGACGTTCAGCGTAATCAGGTCGGGCGGACGTTTCTTTATGAAGTACAAGATGCTGCCGCTAAACAGTATCCCGTATGGAACACTTCTGGTGAGTTATCAGAACGTATGCGGATAGCTGTGGCTCAGTATGGGGACTATGTAGATGCGCGTAACGCGAATCTTGATGCAGTTGGACAGGCGCAGCAAATGCCTAGCTCACAAGAGTTTTTCTCGTGGGTGGACACCAACTACGTGAAAGATAAGCGCGTTCAGAATCAGTTATCCGATTTCAAGGTGAAGTCTGAGGCGAAAATAGGCCAAGCAAGGGCACAAGAAGCTGTAGCAACAGAGCGCAAGAAGCTCGCGGCTGAAGAAAAACAAAGGTTAACATCCGCCGCCGAGAGGCACGGTGCGAAACCTCCTTCACCGCCTGCGATGCGCTCGCAAGGGCAAGTGGCTCCTCCACCGCCTGCTGCTGAAGAGGCGCGAAGGAATCATGGAACCAGACAACGCGACGTGCGTTCATCGATACGGCAGCGATTACAGCAGTCGTCGGTGTGACGCCATAATTAAGTAGGAGAACTAAATCATGGCTTTAGGAAGCCAGAAGTCTAATGTTCAGGCTCTCAGCAACATTACGGGTCTTGTCCACGAGATTTTCGTGGGTGACGTACTCCCCTCCGTAAGGTGGGAAAGCGTTACCGCGCAGCTTTTTGGTGCTGCGGGCGAGGGTGATTACCGTTATGACGGCGAGTCCCTGAACGGCGCAACTGATCTACTGCGCCCCCACGGTGCCCTTGGTACCGATGGCGAACTGCCAGATCATTCACACGTCGACGCTGCCAATTGGCAGACTACGCCAGTGCGTAGGTACGTCAGGCGTGCCGTCGACAACTTCACTGAGGCCGCTGCTGTTAAAGGACCCGGTTCGTTTGCTGATTTCGGCACACGGGTGTTTGACCAGCTTTGGGGTGCCTTCCGCATGATGGAGATTCGCCACGCTGTGGGATCTTCGGCGGGAACGCTGTGCCTCGTGAGTTCCCGTACATCCTCGACCGTTGTGGTTGCCAAGGATGGCTACGGTCATGCGTCATGTAACCCGCTTCTGATGATAGAAGAGGGCATGGTGGTCGCATGGTTGGACTCTGGATCAGCTAATGCTGTTGCAGGTGCGGCCAAGGTGTCGAGCTTGGCTTATTCCACGAACTCAATCACGGTTGATTCAGCGTCAACGTGGGAGCCATCGGCTACTACTGCCGCCAACGACATTATTGTTGCGGCAACGACGCCGAACATCACGACTGATTATTTCGCTACTGAGCGCAATAACGCTAAAAACGGTATGATCGACATTGTTGATCCAGCCGCAGCCAGCACGACTGTGTTCAACATCAGTCAGTCGACGTTCCCCCGGTGGAAGCCTTACCGGAGTGCTTCGAGCACCTTCGATCATATCGAAGTGACGGAGTGGGTGCGGAAACATGCAGCAAAATCCACGTTCCCGGTGTCTCCTTCGAGCCATACTATGATCGCCCATCCGGCGATTGTCGCTGAGCTTGCTAGGTCACTGGTTGGGTTCCAACAGCAGCAGCAGTTGGGCAAGACCCTTGAAGGTGGGTATCAGACGATCCGTATCGCGGGTTGGGACATCGCGGAGGACGAGTATCAGGTCCAAGACGTGCTGTACAACGTCTGTAACGAGGATCTGTACACGATCTCGCTTGTCGAAGCAGGATATTTCGATGAGGACGGGTCCATGTATGAGCGTATCAGCGACTATGACGGCAAAGAGTTCTATGTAAGGGATTATTGCAATTCCTTCTCTCCGCGCCGAAATCGTCACGGAGCGCTGACAGGTATCACACTGTCGAACGTCACGGCGACGGATTTCGATCCAACGCCGAACTACTAAAGCCGAGGTGGCTTGTAGTTGAGACTACGGTGTGGGTGGGGGCTCCGGCCCCTGCCCCATCGGTTATAATGAGTGAAAAAAGATTGCACACCGTGTGCAAGACTTCTCACTGCTGTAGACTGCCCCTGAAGGCGGGGGTGAGAGGATAAAAAGATGGCAACAATTAAGATGCAAGGAGCGCTGTACGACACAGTGCGAAAGCTTGCGAATCAGGTTAATGACCTGAGCACCGCAATGAAGACACGGTGTGTTACGCCGCCGAACTTTGAGATTAGAAGTAACTTCGATATCCAAAACGGAGATGCTTTTGAAATTGAAGCTGGTGGTATTCAAAAAACAGTAGCTACCGATCAAGCGTTTGATACTGGTACTGCTACTGTGATAGCAACTAACGCCTACTGGGCGGCTGGACTCCTGTCGATAAACATTGACGGGACAACTGCTTATGTGAACTGGGGTGCGGAGAAATCGACCGAAGCGCTGGCGAAGGCGGCTTTGTCCGACGTGACCGCTACTGGAACCGTTACCTGTGGCTACGTCGCGGTACAAGCCGCTTCGGGTCAAGACTGGGTTGCAGGTACAGATGCGCTACAAGGTGGCTCTGGTGGGCAGGTTTCAGCAGACACCAACTACTACAGCGATCAGTATGTCGGAGCGGCTGGTAAAGCCCTGTTGGCCGACAACCAGTTGTCGTTCAGTGCGGTGGGAACTCCGTAGTAATGGACGTTAGAGTACGACGCCACGATACGAGTCGTGTGGCACCGTATGAGTTTCGTGATACAGCAGAATTGTTTGCGAGACGATACGGTGGGCATGGCGATATTGTGTGGGTAGCTGCACCTGTCAATTGCTGGCAGGTGCGGTTCACCCTAAAGCCGGGAGATCCTCGGCTGCGTAATCCCGATAGGGGAACGCACTTTGAAACTGTACTGCTCCACGAGTTCGTCGATCCCGTAAGGGAGCCGACACACCCTAAGCTAGACCAGTTACCTAGGGACAAAAGAAACAGGTATAGCCCTGCTTTTGTTCGCATAGAACTGGACGAATTGGGGACAAGTGGGTTGCAGGAGATTTTAGAAAAAGGGTCGCTTCTATCTGGTAGAGGTGAGTTCACCTCGTCGGAACAAGCCGCCAAGGCCGTCCTAGATCGCCACAGAAATCACCGCGAACGCACACGGCAAGAACTGCGCGAAGCCGCACGCTACAGAGCGTTGCATGATCGCGGCAAGTTCATCGACATACCTCAGATCCCAGTAGGGATTGATCTTCAAGGAGCCAAATAATGGCACGACAAATCACTGGCGGTGGTATTCCAGAACTTCGTCCCGAACTCATCCCTCCGCGAGAGTCCAAGGCAGTCGGTATACACACCGATGGCCGGACTATATACGAGATGGAAAAGTTCAACATAGAAGCTACGGTAGCCAGCAAGAAACAAGTGATGGACCCCGATGGTGAACCTCAGTGGCGTAAACACCCCACTACTGGAGAAAAGCTTTATCCGGTCATGTCCAGTCAGCCCGTCTTCTCAACTGTTCGCTTCGTACTGGATCGTTCCCCAAGGGGACACGTAAGGATGGACGAAAACTTCGAGGGCACACCAGAGTCGCTTGCCAGAGATACGAAGGCCAAAAAATCCCGCGAGTTCAGTGACAAACTTGCAGAGCTTGCAACTGAACGTGGCGTAGATCCAGCGGCTGTCATCGCAAAGGTGATGGAAGAAGCAGGAGGAGAGCCAGAAGAGGCGATCCCGTACCCTCAACACAAGGGTGGAGGCCACTGGTCGCTATCTAATGGTACGACACATAGGGGTAGCAAGGAGGACGCGCAGATCGCTGAGGCCGTGCTACATGTGTCTGTACCAGCAGAGGAGGTAGCTTACTAGGTGGCAGCAAGATTAACCGATAGAGATTCGCTGAAACGTGCACTGTATAGGCTCACGAACACCGACGACCTCGACGACGCCATGCTCGAACATGACGCCACGAGTCTGGATGGCGTATATATGGCCCTACAAGAAGGGGCCGACGACGCACAGCAGTATCTCGTGGACTCCGGGCTCAGTGATTACTGGCTTACTACGTCTGCTACATTGTCGTTTACCGGCAGTGACCCAGACAAATACGTTGCCTTGCCAGCAACTGACACCGCAGTCGCAGACAAGCGCTTCTGGCGTCTCTATGGAGACCACAAGTGGTCCTCTCTCAGAAAGGCAAACGGTGAGCGCTGGGGCCTCGAAGTCCCAGCTAACGCCCGACTACGCCTGCGTGGTAACTACTACTACTTGCGTAATGAACGCCTGTACTTGGTCAGAGGCGCAGCACCCCCGTCCGATCTTGTCATGGACTACATATACCGGCTCCCAGATCTTGCCGACTCAACAACGGTAGATTTCCCAGAGTCAGATCGACCCCTGATTGTTGCCTATGCGGCAGTCCATGCGATGGAAAACGACTGGCTGGCAGGGGGTCAGGAAATGGAAGCGAAGTTGATACGGAATCTCGACCGCCGAAAGCAGGCGGCCTACCGCCGTGCCCGACGCAGTTTACAACCCAAAATGGCAACGCCGAACGACATGATCGGTGACCACTGGTTCGTCTAGAGGACATACTATGAAAGCTTTTACTACAATTACAACGACCATCGCGAGTGGAGCTTCGCTGTCCAGCGAGATCAGTCTCGACTCGTGGACACTGGACGCGATCATTACGCCAGCGGCATGGACTACGGCAAGCCTTACGTTCCAAGCGGCTGAAGCCACTGGTGGCACGTACAACAACATGTATGACGATGGTGGCAATGAGACGACGGTAGCCGCCGCAGTCGACCGTTACATCGCATTGACCGCCGTGGACAAGGAAGCCCTGCACTCTGCACGCTGGCTCAAGATACGAAGTGGTACAAGCGGTACAGCGGTCAACCAAGGCGCAGAGCGCACGATCAGATTGGTTCTTCGTAAGGACTGGTAAAAAATGAGTTCAGCTTATGGCATCAAGGCGATCAAGCCTACTAATGCGGAACATGTTCTAGGGTTCGCGGCAGCGCGGGACACCGCAGACGATGCGTTATTCGAGGTATGGAACGGTAGTGCGGCTAGTGCGCGAGTGCTAAGAATAGATCGCCTTGGGCAGATACAAGGGGCCAAAGAGTCGTCCTCAGTGAACAATTCGGGTACCGTTGGTAGGCCTACGTATTCATTCGAGGGTGCCAAAACTACTGGTATCTACTATGTGCACTCGGGAACTACCGTGCGTACAGCTATCGGCGGAGCAGACAAACTTACAGTCTCCGCTACGGAAGTGAATGTATTGGGTGATCTGAGGATCACTGGCGGCTCATTGATTACCGACACCACTTCTGCCATCGAACTTGGTGACAGTGAATACCTAGTATTCGGTGACGATACCGACTACTGGATGACGTATGCTCATGGCAGCACGCAGTTCGAGTTTGCCAGCACGACAGGAGGCGGCGGCAGTACAGATGCGGTCATCTTTAGTGTAGACGACGGTACCGATGATGTCGATTTCCACGGAGCCATCGTTGTCACTGGTACGATTACCGGAACCCTAGCAA